AGGCGCTAATCATTTTACAGATTTATACGACATTGCTAGCGAGGAGCAAGAGAAAGACCCTAAAGCGTGGTTTGCTGAGACTCTAGATGTTGATGATACGCTCCAAAATAACGGCAAGCCCGTAATCCCCAATGAGGCCATCGACCTAGAGCGCAAGAAGGGTAAGGATGAGTGGAAGATTCAGCGGGAGTATTACTGTAGCAGAACCTCTCCAGTTGAGGGGTCATATTACGGCAACCAAGTAAACCAAGCATTCGAGGAAGGCCGGATTGATGATTGCCCGTATGATCGAACCAAGGAAGTCCACGCCGCATGGGATCTGGGTTACGCCGATTACACTGCTATTTGGTTTTTTCAACTGGACGACAACAAAGTCAGGCTCATTGATTACTACCAAGCCACAGGGGAAGACTTTGCACACTATGCTAAAATACTAAGAGAGAGACCCTACGTTTATGGTACTCATATTGGGCCGCATGATTTATTGCAGCACAAAATGGGTTCAACGACATTTCAGGATGCTAAGAGAAATGGAATAAACTTCAAGGTTCTACCTAAATCGGGTAGGGCTGACGGGATTGAGGCCGTAAGGTCGCTATTTAGCAGGTGCTACTTTGACAAGAAAAAAACAGCAACCGGAGTAAAGTGTCTCAAGGCTTATAGAAAAAAGTCAGTGATGACGGAAGATGGAGATGAAGTATTTACAGATCAACACGTTCACGATGAAGCCAGCCATGGAGCTGATGCCTTTAGGTATCTAGCAATGGGCCTGCGTCAGTACTCACTCACCAAACGGGAAGGCCTCTCAAAGATGCCGACAACTGCTAGCGCAGAATATTCTTTTAACAAATCAAATCGTCGTAACAGACAAACCACAGCACTATAAATTATGGGATCATTATTTGGCAGTAGCACACCCTCAGCCCCAGCCGCACCTGCACCCCCACCTCCGGCTCCAACACTGCCAACCGCAGCCGATGAATCCGCAGAGGCAAATGCTGCTCGAAGAAAGAAGAACAAAGCACGAGCTGCCAGGAATGCGGTTGGACTCAGCGAGTCAATTATAAGCAATAAAAATACAGGGCAAGCTAACTTAGGTGCATAGATAATGCCTCAATCATTTGGTAAGGAATTAATGCGGATTCACGAGACTCGTCGTGCCGCCAGAAATTGTTATGAGGAAACATGGGAAGATTTGCTACGAGTTGGCAGGCCTTCCCAGAGGTCGTTCTTAAACAAATCAAACCAACCCCACCAGAAAGAGTCGGAGGATATTTTTGATAATACGGCAATGGTAGCAGCAGAGGATTTAGCCTCTACTATCTTTGTTTCCACCACCGACCCTGCACAGAACTGGCTTAAACTAACATTGAAAGACCCGTTGGAAGCTGATATACCGGATAATGCCGCATGGCTAGCATTGGTATCAAAGCTGATTCTAGCAAATTATGCCAACACTGAGAGTAATTTCTACAGCTCGGCGCTAGAGTCTTCCATTGATACTGTATGGTACGGGACAGGTGTGGAGTCCCAGATTGTTGATACCTCCCAAAAAACTACTTACTTCAAGACTTGGGCACTAGCGGATATTTATTTGGATGAGAGCGCTAAAGGTGAGATTGATCGCATTGATCGAGTTTTCCGATTGACTCAGCGTCAGGTCAAGCAGATGTTTGCCAAGTCAACAGACTTTATTCCATCGGCGCTAGAGAAGCAGTTGAAAAATGAAGATGCCAATATGCGTCTTGAGTTTGTTGAAATGATTTTCCCTCGTGATGAGTACGATAGTAGTAAGAGTGACAAGGCTAATCGCCCGTACCAAAGCGTTATTCTATTTAAGGAAACAGGAGACATTATCCGTGAAGACGGTTATCACGATTTCCCATTCCATGTATCACGCTGGACTAAAGAGGCCGGAGATGTTTACGGCTTCGGGTTAGGAATGAAAGCCCTACCTACAATCAAACAGCTACAGACGGCCAAGCGTGAGTGGATCGCGGCAGTTGAGGTTGCTAACAGGCCACCGTTAATAGTTGAGGATGACTCCATTCTTGATGGTGTAGGTCTTGGGGCCGGTCACTTAAATATTTCTACTAACCCGCTCAGTCAGGGAATGCCTATCGTTCCAATGCAGCTAGGGACTGTCCCGCAGCAAGCATGGCAGGCAATTCAAGATTTGCGATCAGAGGTTAATGGATTCTTTTACAACGATGCTACTCAGATTGCCAAGAAGCGTGAGCGGCAAACAGAGTCAGAGGTTCTTATTCTCCAACAGGAGCAAATTCGTAAGATTCGTGCCGTTGTTGGCCGAATTGAGCGTGAGTCTATTAATAAGAAGGTCATTGCTACCTATAATGCGTTAAATCGCATGGGTGTTATTCCGGCTCCACCTAATCAGATTAAGTCCAAACTGGATATTGTTTATGAGAATGCCGCTGCTAGAGCGCAGAAGCAATCTGGTATTCAAGAGCGTGCAGGCTTCCTGAACCGTGTAGCAACCTACGCCCAGTTCGACCAATCAGTAGCAGCTCACTTGAACGTAGCAGAGGTTCTTCGCCTGGACGCTCAAGATTCAGATCAACCTCGCTCTATTCTCAAGACACCTGAGCAGGTGCAGGAAGAGCAGCAGGCCGCCGAAGAGAAGCAGCAGCAGCAGATGATGATGGAGAATGCTGGAGGTCTGGCAAAGGGAATAAAAGACCTTTCCGATGCAAACGTGTTACCTTCTCAATAATTGTGTGTTACAATTCGTTAAGTGGACGAACCTGCACAGAATAAATCACTTTTAGCATTCAGGACAGACCTGCACGAGTTGTTTCATAAACACCCCGCAGGCCATCGCACCCTTCGCAGGCTCATGTCCTACTATGGCGTGTTCTCCGTAGTGAACTCGAAGGACGCCCGAACCTCGGATATTGTCCTAGCAAAAAGTGATGTAATCCTAGAGATTATCAAGCTAGCAGCTATCCCAGAGAGTACCTACAGAAACTGGAGCGCTATTAGCATTCACGAAGACGATTTAACACTAACTGACACACTAAGACTAATAAAACTATCCATAAAATTATGCCTGAAGAAAATACACCTGTAGAAACCCTGCCCGTAGAAACCCCTGATTGGAAGTCAACACTTCCAGAGGAGTTTAAAACAAACCCTTTAATTGAGCAGACCAAAGATATTGGCTCATTGGCATCTCAGGCCATTAGTTCTGAGTCAGAGCTAGGCAAGGCTCGCACCCGCATTAAAGACTTGGAAGGCAGTCAAGGAGCCCAGCTACCTACAGGAGAATCAACCCCCGAGGCATGGGCAGAGTTGTTTAAGACGCTAGGCCGCCCAGAGGATGCGGCGGGATATGGATTTGAGAAGCCAGACCTGCCGGCAGAGGTTCAGTATGATGAGAAGCTAGACGGATGGTTTGCGGAAGCTGCCTTAAAGGCTGACTTGCTACCTAAGCAGGCTAACGCTCTCCGTGATGAGTGGAATACCATTATCCCGGAGATGCAGAAGGCTGACCTTGAGGCCAAGTACAAAGCGGGAGAGGAAACGCTTAAGTCTGAGTTTGGAGTCGAGGGGTATAAGCAAACGCTGAATGAAGCCCTCACCGTGCTAAAACAGAACGTAGCAGAGGCTGAATGGCCAGCGCTAGCACAAGAACTGGATCAATCCATGTTAACGTATAGCCCTCGGCTCGTGTCATCATTGAAGAAAATCTTTGATGAGCATTACTCAGAAGCTGAGGTTATTGACGGCAAGAACGCCCCTACTAGTCAATCCCTGAAAGAGATGGAAATTGAGTTTGAAGGATTTATGAAGGAGAACGGTAGCAAGCTGGTAAATAATGATAACAGTCGTGAACACCAAGAAATCAAGCAACGCTATCAGGACATGCAACAGAAACTAGTCCGAGCAAGGCTAGCAATGAGGAAGTAAGTACTTCTTATGCTATAATTGTCTCATGTAAGGGGTGGCTACATCGTAGTCCTTTATGACATACGGAAAGACGTGACTCATCGCTGAGTATAAATGCTAGGCAAGTCCGATTTATCGGGTGGCTTCCGACCAATAATACTAATTAACTAAAGAACCGCCCTAATAATTGGGCAACAAAAGGATTATAAAATGCCACTAGGAAACCATGAAGCCTCTTATGAAGAGGAATTTAAGAATGGGTATCTAGCTGTATCTGGTCAGAAGGACGCTCGATTTTTGTCGGCTGTCACTCTCGAAGATTTCCGAGGAGATAAAGGTTACTTCTCGAAAATTAAAGAAATTTCTGATCCGGTAGCAGTTACTTCCCGTAACTCAGACACTCAAAATGATGAGATTGAGTTTGAAACCCGCAAGATCAACAAAGTACTGTATCGCAAGAGCATTCTCTTGGATCACAATGACGACATTCGCCGCCATACCGATCCATCTGGAGATACTCTCCGTGAGCTAGTAGCCGCACACAACAAGAAAATTGATGATGTGATTGTAGCTGCTGCTGAGGGAACCGCATACGGTTGGCAGGATAACAGCCTCATATCTGTTCCTTCCTATGGCTTCGATGCCGCTAATGTTGTTCCGGTTAACTACACTAACGCAGCTCCTACTGGGTCTGGTGCTAATACAAACCTTACGGTTGAAAAACTCTTACGAGTTAAGAAGCTTATGGGTGATAACGAAATTCCTGATATGGAAGACGGTATCTTTGTATTTGTTCCGCCTTCCGCAGAGCAGTCCCTGTTAAACCAAGATAAGTATATCAATCTCGATTACGGTTCTGGTAACTTAAAGGGAGCAATGCTAGCACCGAAGTTTGGAATGACATTCATTCGCACAAACCGACTAACCACTGATTCCTCCGCTATTGCCGATTGTTTGGTAATGACTAAGAGTGCGGTCAAGGTCTGCTTGAACCGTGTGAACCGCATTCGTGTTGGTGAACGTGATGACAAGAACTATAGCAATCAGATCTTCACAGAGATGCTTGTTGGTGCTACTCGTATG